TAGAAGACCAGTACAAGTCTTTATTTGTATCGCGTTGATAGTGATCTAAAGAATGAAGAAGTCATTTTAACATGGCGCTCTTGTTCATTGAAAATGGGAGCGCCTTGTGTTACAAGGAGAAAAAAAATGTCAGACAAGAAAGATAAAGAGGTAGAAGAGGAAGAATTAGAATTTGATGAAGATTTAGTGTCCCCAATATAACTTAAAATCTATGAAGGAAATCTCATGACCTTTTATACATCACAGTCTCGTTATCAAGTTGAAACATCCAATGAACAATTTCAATCACCTACCTTACGAAAAGCTGAAGCTGCATATCAAGATTATGTTCATCGAAAAATTCCATGTGAATTATATGAAGATGGTAAATTACAGAAAGAATACAAGCCTCATATATGATTGAATTACTTATTTGGAAATATAGCCTGGAGATAATAGTAATTTATTTGTTTTTTTATTCATAAACACTTGACTTTCCGGCGAGTTTACTGTATAATAGTATATGTAAGATGAATTAGGGATGTGAGAACCCCTTCGGAGTCTACCCTGTCTCCTGGGGAGTGGGTGACTGATCTTCTCAATTAGATCACCAGCAGGTAAGAAAGGTCTAGAGATCGCGAAGCGATTGATGACTATCGGTTGGGTGAGGTTCGATTCCTTTCCCGATTACCGAAAATTTGAGAGAATATTATGGAAGTTAAAATACATTCAAAACATATAGACGCAAATCTTAAAACGGCAATGCACGCCATGTGTGGTTACGCATTGTCTCGCCTGGGTATTTCTACCCGACTATCAAACAATATAAGTTTAAATATTCATATGCGCCATGCTGAACACGAAGGTGAATCGTATGTTCATGATGATGCAAATGAAAAACGACCTAGAGATTTCGTAATTGTTTTAGATCATCACCAAATGAATCGAGATGAATATGGACGCGATAGACCAGATACAGAATGGGGCCATAAAATTTTAGAAACTTTGGGACATGAGCTGGTACACGTTAAACAATATTTAACTGGTGAATTAACAGGAACTTCTGGTGTAGGTCTTTATTGGAAAGGAACTAAATTTGAGTTAGAAGATTTTAGAGATTATTTTGAAACACCTTATGAGATTGAAGCACATGGAAGAGAAAGAGGATTGTTGATTGGATTTCTGGTACAATGGAATGATATGCAACCTGCTATTAATGAATATTTAAAAAATAATTAATAAACACTTGACTTTCCGGCGAGTTTACTGTATAATAGTAAGTGAAGAATGAGAAAAGTTAATCCTTAATGAGATTTTAAATGGAAGATAACAATTTTTTAGTCGGTGACAAAGTGGTTTGTGAAAGCATAGTAGGTTGGATTGGTGAGATAATGGGAACAGAGGAAAATGCTGATGGTGAAACTCTTTACAACATTATGTATGATGAAGATGAGAGTTCACATTGGATTATTGGTGAACATATAGTTCTTGTTTAATTTTAATTATATAATGAGAGAATATTATGAGTAATTTGACAGTAGCAAAAACAATCCTAGAACAACTTGGCGGAAACAAATTCCGTATGATGACAGGTGCAAAGAATCTCGCAGGAGATGAAAACTCCTTGTCAATGAGGATTGGTCGAAACAGTTCAAATTCAAACTATCTGAAAATTACATTGAACTCAATGGACACTTACGATATGAAATTTTGTAAGTTAACTAGAAAGTTTGAAGAGAAGTCTGTTACAGAGTATGAGAACATCTACAACGATATGTTGACAGATCAGTTTACAGCTCATACCGGAATGTACACTTCACTATTTTAAAGAATATCCCAGACGAAGTTTCTAGAAAAGCTCGTAGCTTATGCTTGTCAAAGTCTAAAGGGAATGGCCTGATATCAAGACACCAGTTCTGTAGTCAGGCCAACAATTTATTAAAAAAGTTTTATAAACACTTGACTTTCAGCCCGTTTTACTGTATAATAGTAGATGAAGATAAGGGATTAACCCTTTTCAAATAACCCAAATGAGAAAATATTATGTGTAGATTGAGATGTTTTTATGAGTGTTCAGACGGAGAAATGGGATGGGCGGAAATAGTTCTTTCCTATGATGATGACATTGCAGGCCACATCAGACATATGAGTACTGGTGGTCGAATGGTCATACATGAACATATTGAAATGACGGTGTAAATTATGGAAGAAGATTATGAATTAGATTTGAGTTTAAATAGAAGTTTAGAAGAACTAGTTAGTTCTTACTTTGAGGCTCACGGAGCCGGTGTAAATATAGATGATGACTCTTCTGAAAAAGAGAAAAGTGATTATTATGTTTTAGAAAATTACCTTAGTGATATGGGAGCAATATGAGAAATGAAATTGAAAAAGTATTAGAGGCTATGAAAGAAGATTACAAACGTTGGAATATGATGACCAGAACGGTTCATCAAAACGTTGAAGAGTTTAATAGAGCCATGACTATCAGAAATGATATGATTGATAATTACAATGCCGGTCTTGAGGTAAAAGAAAATAGTAGATACTGGAAAATCACCGCTACGAATGGCGGTGGAACTTCAAGGTCTGTTTCTGGCTTTATTGTAAAAGCAGGAGATAAGAAATTTCAAGAAGGTGATATGTTGAAAGCCGCCGGATGGAACGCACCAGCGAGAAACTTTGCCAGAGGTAATGTTCTTGACGGACGAGGAGTTAACGAAGTTCGTTGGACAGGAATAGGATAATATGATACTAAATAGTCTTAATTTAAAAATTACTATTTTATTGTTCATATCCTATTCTTACATTTCTTTTTTTGGAAAATGGAACTGGTATATAATACACCTCTTCACCTCAACCCATAATCATTTATTTTGATTACAATAGAGAAAAACATGGCACGAAAGAAAATCAAACCAATTAGAAAAACAAAGACACTTACTGCAGCTCAAAAAGAAGCTCAAAGTCTCCGTCTTGAAAAAATGAGAGCGGCGAGGAAACCGCCAGAATATAAAAATGTTCATCCTTATGTTTTGGATCTTGATGATGAAGAACCATATTCTCTAAAAAATGTTAAGGTGTGGATCAAGCATAATAAAGAGTTAATTACAATGCTTAATGCTAGGTCACGAAATAAGGATATGTCTCCAAAAGACAAGCAACAAGCTCTTACGCAAGCAGACAACAAAAAAGCATATATTAGATACATAGAACATTATATTAAAACTGGCGACTGGATAGGACTATTTTCAGGTCAAAATGAAATGACGAAAGTAATTCCTAAAGTAGTTGCTATGGCATATTATCCAGATGGTACACCAAAGAGAACTGTCGGATATTGGTATCCAGATATTGAAGCAGTATGGACAAAGGAAATGGATGAAGGTCTATTAGAGCCGATCAAGAAAAGCCGTTCAGTAAAAACAATATATGCCAAGACTGATAAACAGTTTACTGCAACCCTATAGAGGTTGACAAATAGTAAATACATGATATAATATAAGTATAATTAATAATGCTACAGGGGTAATCGTAGAGGTTTCATTTTCTCCACCTAGTTATTCTCATCTAGGTACATTAGAAACCGCTCTCTCACTACGAAAGTGACAAGTCACTCTCCTGTGGTATTACTATATAATAATGAATACAATTAAATTTATGGAGAATTATGGTTAAAGCAGTGAACATGGAAGAAAGCCCCAACACTTCAGGAAACCCCCCAGAAAAATCTAGCAAAGAAAACTTATCGATACTAAATCCTGAAGATGATGTAGAGTTTGATATTGATTTTAGTAATGATACTGAAATACTAGATGCCGTATCTGATAAGGCGAAGGGTGGTACAGAGCTTATGAAGAAGTGGCTTTTTGATGAAATGGAAAAACAAGAACCCGGACTTACAGATAAATTCCAATTTATTAGTACTAGAGTTAGAGGATTAGAAAGTGACAAGCAACGAATACTTTGGGTACATGATCTCGCTCAAGACCCAGAAGTACAGCATTTAAAAGATAAAGAAAATTGGGAGAAGTTTGAACGTATAGTATTTGTTAGTCATTGGCAACAACATCAATTTCGTACTCATTTAGGATTTCCGTATGAGAAAGGTGTAGTGATCCAGAACGCAGTTTATCCTATACCTGAACATACAAAACCTAAAGATGGCGATAAAATAAATGTGTGTTATTTTTCTACACCTCATCGTGGATTAGAATTACTATTGAATGCCTGGGAGTTTATGAGGAATAAACTTGAGGATGGATTAAATGCAGAATTAAACATTTATTCTAGTTTTAAGTTATATGATCGTGGACATTTAGATGAACAATTCAGACACATATATAAACGTGCCGCAAATATGGATGGTGTTAATTATCATGGTACTGTTTCAAATGATGAAATACGGGAGATGCTAAAGACACAACATGTTATGGCATATCCTAGTATCTATGAGGAAACTAGTTGTCTCACTTTGATTGAGTCAATGAGTGCCGGATGTTTATGTGTAGTACCTAATCTTGGAGCTATACCAGAAACCGGAGCAAACTTTCCTTGGATGTATGGATACGAAGAAGATCCAGAAAAACATGCACAAGTACATGGACATATTTTAGCACGTGCCATAGAACATTTTTGGGATGAAGATGTACAAAATCTATTGAAGATACAACGTAGTTATTTTGATATGTTTTATAATTGGAGTTTACGAAGTGGACAATGGCAACAATTCTTACACGCTATAGAAGATACGCCCGAAGTAAAAGAACAAAAAGAGGCTATTCGAAAAGAAGTGGAAGATGAAGCTGAATATGAAATAATAGAAAAGAAAGATGGCACAGTTAGTTGATTTTTCCCAGATTTTTATTGGGACATATATGACAGCATCTAAATTTACTTCTGTAGATATGGATGTAATTAGACCTGCTGTATTGAATGCACTACGTTTATATAGAATTAAGTTTTTAAGTGAATTTGGTGAATTAGTTTTATGTTGTGATGATCGAAAGTCTTGGCGCAAAGAGCTTTTTCCAAACTATAAAGCATCTAGAAAAAAAACTCGATCTGCTGCTTCAATCGATTGGGAAAATCTTTATGATTGTTTGAATCAACTAAAAGAGGAGTTGATTGAATGGTTTCCATATAAAGTAATCCAAGTAGAAAAAGCTGAGGCGGATGATGTAATTGCCATTTTAGTGGGATTAGCAAATGAACGAACATTGATATTGTCAAGTGATAAAGATTTTATACAACTTCAACAATTTAATGTTAGACAATATTCTCCTATACAGAAAAAATTTATTGACGGTGATGCTAAGTGGTCACTTCATGAAAAACTTATAAAAGGTGATGTAGGTGATGGCGTTCCAAATATTATGTCCGATGATAATGTATTTATTGATGAAGGTAGACGCCAAAAACCAATTACCAAGAAAAAGGTAGATGCATGGTATGATTTAGATCCAGACATGTATTGTGATGCTGAAATGTTAAGAAACTATAATAGAAACAAACAGTTAATTGATTTGAGTGAAGTACCCGAGTCAATTCGTATAAATATAACTAACATATTTGAAAATACGCAGGTTGGTGATCGTAAGAGACTACTTACATATTTTATAAATCATAGATTAAAAAATCTAACAGAATCTTTATCGGAGTTTTAATTTATGGGTTTATTAAGTATTCCATTAATATTTGAAGAAGTGGCTGCGGCAAATTCCTTTGGGGCTAGAGGTAAAGTCTTATCGGAAAATGAATCAAATCCTCTAAAGGACTTATTAAGATATGCCTTTCATCCAGATATAAAATTTGCACTCCCTACCGGAGCTCCTCCATTTAAAACCGTTGGTTCTCCTGATGAGTACAATCCCACATATCTATATCCCAATATTAAAAAATTCTACCTATACATTGAGGGAGGTCATGATGGACTTACTCAACTACGAAGAGAGCAGTTGTTTGTACAGATGTTAGAAGGGTTACATCCTAAAGAGGCTGAAGTTGTAATTCAAGTTAAAGATAAAAAGTTAAACTATAGAGGTTTAACATATAAATTAGTTAAAACAACTTTTCCGGAAATATTACCATAAATGATAAATGTAAATAAATTTGAAAATAGAATCGTAAAATTTAAGCGTATATCTGAAGGCGTGGAAACAGTTAAAGAAGCCGAAGTTCGGCAAATAGATTATGATCAAATGGCTGATATACCCCGTTCTGTGACAGCACGGTTTGTTGAACCGTTAAATGCTGTGATGACATTAGGTTATGATAAATCTGTTGGGAAATTTCGTGGCCCCTTAGGACCCGATATTTTAGAATCAGATTTTGATATCACAGATTTTATTAAACGTTCAAAACTTGGTGGTGGAGATATTACAATAAGAAGCCCCAAGAGAAATCGTCCTAAATTTTAGTTAATAAGAACGTTAACCTAATCAATAGAGGACTATGAGAAAATTAAGTTTATTTCTTATTGTTTTCCTTGCTACTGGTTTTCTTGGTAGCATTGGTGGAGTGTCAACTGTAAGTAACCTAGATGAAATGGTAACTATACAAGACAATCAACAGATTATGAGTACTATTGTAACGACTAGTACAATTGATGAAACATTGCATAATCAACAAGTAAATTGTATGGCAAAGAATATATATTTTGAAGCCGCTGTGGAAAGTACAGCAGGTAAATTAGCAGTAGCACAAGTAACATTGAATAGAGTAAATTCAACATGGTATCCAAATACAGTTTGTGAAGTAGTTTATGAGGGACCAACTTATACAGCAAGTGATGGTCAACAATTACCAAAAAGAGATCGTTGTCAATTTTCATGGTATTGTGATGGCAAAGATGATATACCACCAGAAGGAAAACTATGGCGAAGTGCATTTTCGTTGGCACAATATGTTTTAAAAGACAACGAAGGTTTGCCAGATATTACTGACGGAGCGCTACATTATCATGCTAAGTATATTAGAGCCCCTAGTTGGACAAGAACTAAAAAAGTAACGGCGTCAATAGACCATCATATTTTTTATAAGACAACTAACATGAGATTATAATATAATGAATATATTTTTTTTGGATGATGATCCTAAAATGTGTGCAATATCACATTGTGATAAACATGTAGTTAAGATGATTTTGGAGTATGCACAAATGATGAGTACTGCTCATCGTGAACTTGATACTCAGACTGAACTTATTGAATCAATGTACAAGTCTACACATAAAAATCACCCGTCTTCAAGATGGGTAAGAGAATCAGAAGGCAATTATAGATGGACTCATGATCTATGGTTTTGGCTCTGTAAAGAATATTGGTGGAGATATGATAAGATACATAAAACATGGGAAAACTTGTATAATAAATTAAGTCATGTTCCTAAAAATATTCCAAGTGGCGTAACTACACCACCTCCTTTGTGTATGCCTGATGAATATAAAATTGATACTGGAACTCCAGTTCAAGATACTATTGAATCATATAGAAAATATTACTTAGAAGATAAATCTAGTTTTGCTAAATGGGGCGGACCTGTTGAAAAGATGAGACAACCGCCAGAATGGTGGAAAGTAGGAGTGCCAAATGCCAACATATGATTATAAGTGTGAAAGATGTGAATACACTTTCGAAGAAGATTTAAAGATAGCCGATAGAAAAATTCCAACAGAAACACCTTGCAAACAAAGAGTTCTTGGACTAATTCAAGCGAGTCCTATTTGTGGTGGTGAAGTGAAACAAACCATCGCAGCTCCATATTTTGGTTATGATAATATACATACACGACATAGTACCAATAATAAAGAACCCGGATGGTATTCCGATAAGATAAAAGATATGAAAAGACAAAATCCTGGACATTCTATGTCTTGACTTTTGTACTAACCCGTGTTATAATATAAAGATGATGGAAATGATAAATAACGGTAGAGGGTTGTATCAAGCAACCCCCCACCTAAACAATAACGAACTTATACGGAGTCCGCTTATGTCTAAAATATATATCGATCCATTAAACCTCGGCCCCATTCTTATAGATAGAAATGATATGTCAGATCATGAACCTTTTGATGATCGAAATTATTCAGGTGAAGATAATGCATTTTATGGAAAGACTCATTCAGAAGAAACTAAAAAACAAATTTCCCGCGCTCTTACAGGGATACCATTTACACTTGAAAGAAGAAAAAATATAAGTGAAGCAGGGAAAAGAAGAATAGCCACACCTGAAAATAGAGCAAATAATAGTAAAGCAAAGATGGGTAGAACTCTTTCTGCAGAAACCAGAAAGAAAGTGAGTGATGCGAGGAAGGGAATGGTTTTTACAGAAGAACATAAAAGGCACCTGAGTGAAGCGGCAATAAGAAGGTGGAAGAAGTGAAAAAATTTATACATCTTGCTGAACGTCCAGAATTATCGTTTGGTATACAACATGAAACTAGAAACGGAAAGAGATATTATGAAACTCCCAGCGGTGAATTATATCCATCAATCACGAGTATTCTTGGAGAATTCAGCAAAGCTTCAATTCTTAAGTGGCGAAAGCGGGTTGGAGAAACCGAAGCGAACAAAGTCTCCGGCAAAGCCTCTCGTAGAGGAACCAGATTACATTCTGTCTGTGAAAAGTATATCCTCAACGAAGAAAGATTTCTCACGGGAGAGTTGCCCCACATTACAGAATTATTCAAGACCATTGAACCATACCTTGAAAGAATAGATAACATTCACGGAGTAGAACTTGGACTGTACTCAAACCATTTCGGTGTTGCTGGTAGGACAGATTTGATTGCCGAGTTTGATGGTAAGTTGTCTGTAATAGATTACAAAACTAGCAACAGAACTAAGAAGAAAGAATGGTGTGAATCATACTTTGCACAATGTGCATTTTACGCAGTAGCATATGAAGAACTAACAAAGATTCCTGTTCCACAAGTAGTGGTAATCATTGCTGTTGATAGTGAACAGCCCCAATTATTTGTAGAGAAACGAGATGATTGGACAGATAAAATATGGGAAGCCAAGAAATTGTATGAACTAAATAATAATGTTAAGGAATTTGTTTGATGACCTGAAAGAATAGTTAAGTAAGACGCCGGTTCGATTCCGGCCAGCTCCACCAAAGAAGGTTATGGAAAAGAAATTAATGTGGCTTGCAATAATGATATTGCTTGGACTATGTTTAACTTATGCCACACTTTATATTGGGTATGACTTTCGTTGATGGGGCTGTTATGGAATTCGATTGCTAATGAAGGTATCAGAGAGAACGAATAGGGTGATTACCTACAATCAAATAACTTAATCGCAAACAATGACGATTATACCGCATATTCTTACGCACTCGCTGCGTAGAGTATAGCCGAGTTAGAGGGGTAATACTTTCGGGGAGTCGCTTGGGAACAGAAGAACTCCCCACTACACACAAACGGATTAATTAAAGATATGTCAGACTTTAAAGGCGGATACAAATCAGAAGTAGCAAGATATAAATTAATTCCTGGTGAACGAGTTTTATTTGAAAACTACATAAAGACTCATGAATTGATAGACTTGGCTGGAAGAATAGATAAGGGTGAACCACATGAAGTTAATCCTAACTATGGTGGACAAGGATACACATATCTTTATCCTGAAGTGGAAGATTTAGGTCGAGTTAAGGTGGCACTTATAAACAATAAATGGAAATTAGATTGGGAGAATAACCGTGGCTGAATACATAAATGAAGAACCCTGCGAATTTATCTACAACATAACTGCTGTAGAGAGAGTTGTTGATGGAGATACTATTGATGCAGTTTTTGATTTAGGCTTTGATGTACGAATATGTAATAGAATTCGCCTACTCGGAATCGATACTCCTGAATCACGAACAAGAGATTTGGAAGAAAAGTTTTATGGA